TCGCTGTTCTTACTGAGTATGTTCAAACTAATGAATTGATTCAAGAAGGTTTGATGGAAGAACCACAAAAGGTTCTTATCCTATCCTCTGATAAAGACTTTAAACAGTTACAACTAGCACCGTTCTACACTGGTAATGTAAGCCAGTGGTCACCGATGCAGAAGAAATACATCAAAGCCAGCAAACAAGAAATCATGGACTTTACTATTGAACATATTGTGAAGGGTGATGCTGGTGATGGTGTACCTAATATCTTGAGTAAAGATGATGTGTTTGTAACAGGAGATCGTCAAAAGCCAGTTAGTGCTAAACGACTTGCTGAGTTTTATGAGAAAGGTATTGATGCATGCCGTAATGACGAAGAACGTCGGAATTGGCAACGTAATGCTACTCTAGTTGCATTCGATAATATTCCAAAATCTGTTAAGGATGAAATTCTAGATGCATACCTAAATAGCAAACCGAATGGTGATAAGATGTCAATTATGAACTATCTGATTGAACACCGTTGTCGTTTATTGCTTGATGAACTTGAGGACTTTTAAATGAGAAAATATGTTACAGAAATGTTGGATGAAATTAATAAAGATCCAACACTGATTGAAAAATATAAAACTGATGCTGCTCTAAAGATTATCTTTGAATATGCATTTGACCCTGCGAAGAAATTTATTCTTCCTGAAGGTGAACCACCATACAAACCTTCAGCTGAACCAATGGGTATGACACCAACTAATCTATTCAGTGAGTTGCGTCGTATGTATGTATTCTGTCGTGCAGATTTGAAACCAATTAAACGTGAGTCATTGTTTATTAGTTTTCTTGAGGGTGTACACCCAACAGAAGCCAAAATGCTCATGGCTGTCAAAGACCAAACTTTACATAAGTTATACCCTAAAATTACAAGAAAACTCTTGGAAAAGGCTGGAGTGATTCCAGAACTCCCGAAAAAGGAAGCAAAAACCCCTTTACTTTAATTCAAGATTCAGGTATAATATAATTGTAAATACTTGGAGATTTATTATGAGAAAATTGATTATTGCTACTATGTTGGTTTCTACCAACGCTATGGCTTTAGACTTTGAAACCGAATGGGCTAAGTTTGCAAATGACTTTGCCAAGTTGGCTTCAAAGATGAGTGTTAAAGTTGACGTTGATGTTCCTCGAGTTGGTAATGTATCTGTCCCTGTGGAAGATCGCAGTATCCAATTGGAACGTGTCGACCCGAAATCACCAGACCGTCTAGGTTTGAAATTGTCTGACCCATCTATGGTTCAGAAAATGAAAGATCTATACAAACGTGATGATGTAGTAGTTTATTCAACAACCTTGAGGTAATTTATTATGAAAAAATTGATTCTTGTAACTGCTGTTGCTCTTGCTTTATCGGCTTGTAGCACAACCAAAACTGTAGACCTTAACGATACATCGAAAGATGCCGTAAAGTACACTCAGGAATTTGGTAAAGTTGAAATCACTTTCAACGACAAGGGTGAGTGGGAAACCCTTAAATCAACTGGCACTTCTGCCATCCCTCTTACTGACAATTCTGCTTTGGAGCAAGCAATGAACGTTGCTACAATGCGAGCCAAACGCAATATTGTTGAGTTCATTCAAACTGACTTGAACTCAAGTAAGTCTCACGAAGCAATTACTAACGCACTCGCAAAAGACGTATCAGCTGATGAGTCTAAGACACGTGAGCGTGCTGGTAACATTGCTACCAAAATTCAGGAAAAGATCGCTGTTGAAGCAAATGGTATCGTTAAGGGTGTCTACATTGTAGATCGAAAAATCTCTGGCGATAAAAGCATGGCTGTTGTGACTGTTGAAGTCAGCAAGAAGTCTATGCGTGCTGCTCAACAAGTTCGTAACTCTTTCGGTAGTTAATCATGAAGAAAGTTCTAGCCAGTGCAATTCTGGCTCTTTCTTTCACAGCATCAGCGCAATCTCTGATAACTGTAATACCAACAACCCTTTCTGTAACAAGATGGATCGTTGATATTACAGACAAAGATCGTCTAGAAAATACAAGTCCTATTACAGTTCAATCTTCAGGCACAGGTGCTACATGTGATGAGGCATTACTTAATGCCAAACGTCATGCTCTTGAAAAAGTTAGCGGTTCATGGGTTCGCTCAATCCGTCGTTCAGCTGATGACAAATACGAAGAAGAAATCGTAGAATACAGTGGTGGGGTTGTTAAGTCATACAAATACCTACGCAACGATTGTACATTTGTTATAATTGAAGCTGAGGTGATGAAGCGTTCTAACAAAGTTCAGTTAGAAGCTGCAGATATTTCTCGCAATCAAATCGTTCATATCGAAGGTATTAAGAATTCTATTGACCGTAAACAGCAAGCAGTAAAGAGTATAGATTCACGTGCTAATGCTATCTATTTCAAACCTAGTAACACGGAACTACGTGTTATTGAGGGAACTAATGATATTGCTGTTTCTATTGAAGGTGAGTTTGCTTTCAAGGATAATTGGAGAGCAGACTATCTTGAACTGAGAGAACAGTTCGGTTATTTTAATCTACCATCATTTGAACCTGAGGCAAAAATTGTAGTCATTGGGTTTGATGGCGCAAAAAAAGAAGTATTCAAAACTTCTTTTGTTTATGAGGGTAATTGGAAGTTATGGGGGAGAAGAACATATGGTGCTTCTCCAACAATGGAAGTCTATACTCATCGAAAAGAAGAAGGAAAAGTTAGATTCCGCATTCCACACTCTAAATTGGAAAATGTCAAAAGTTTTAGGGTTGAAGTTATATGAAACAAAAATGGGTTGAAGCATTCATGGATACAGCTGAGCGATTTGCTCAGCTTTCAAGCGCAATTAGATTACATGTTGGTGCAGTTGTCGTAAAAGATAATCGCATTATAAGTATTGGATACAATGGTATGCCAACTGGTTGGACTAATGAGTGTGAAACTAAAATCTATTGTGATGATGGTGATTGGTCTGAACAACAACTACCAAAAGATTCTAATCAGTGGAAGAAGTATAAACTCGTAACGAAAGATGAGGTAATCCATGCTGAAGCGAATGCTATCTCTAAGCTGGCAAGATCGAACGAATCTGGTCTTGGTAGTTCTATGTTTATTACTCATGCTCCTTGTATTCATTGTGCCAAATTAATCTATGGTGCAGGGATAGAGAAAGTCTATTATCGTAATACATACCGTGATACTATCGGATTAGAATTCCTAGAACAAGCTGGCATTAAAATTGAGAAGGTATAAATATACAAGACTTATACCAATTATTGAGGTTACGGATGCATTCGTTTAGAACTTGGCTTACAGAAGAACACGACGTTTCTCATTTCGAGGGAAGAACCCCTCACCATACTTATCAAACTGAACATGGTCATACTGTTCATGTTCACCTAGACAAAGATGAACATGGAAACCACGCAGTGTTTATCAATAAACAACTTGGTGGTATTGTTAAAACTGTTTCTTGGCACCATGATGCTGAACAGCCAACTAAACATGAACTTCAACATTCATCAGCTTATGAACCAGATGAAGATGAGGACTTAAAAGAAGAATTCGTTTCTTTTAAACAAATGATTGTTGAGCGAGGTGGTGATACTACTGGTGCTAAAAAGACTGCAGCAAAAGCTGCAAAAGAAACAGTAGCAAAAGTGAAAGCACCAAAGGAAAAGAAAGAAGCTGAACACGTTCTACCAAATGGTAACTTGTCAAACAACTCTGGTGGTGTTATTACTGAGTTGGCTACACTGCGTCATTTAACTGATCACGTTCATAAAAGACTTGGTACTCAAGGTTCACCTGAACATCAAGCAGCATTAAAAACAATTGATGATGAGATCGGTAAAGTATCTAGTCATCCAAACGCTAATGAAGAAACTAAGAAACAAATTCAGAATAGAATTTATCATGGTCGTACTGCAGCAGCAAGTATCTTAAGAGATGTTCGTAACACTCATGGATTAAAAGCAAGAGTTAAAAATGCAGGTTGGACTTCAAAGGCTGGTGATATTCCTAGATTCACTCGTGGTGTCCATAATGATACCCAAGAGAATACTTCTGACGTTGCGGTAGAGGTCGAAGGATCTCACAACAAACCTCATCCATCAAATTCTGATGGCACACATTTCCATGGTTTCTCATTGAAGTCAACTAAGAAGAAACAAGAAATCACTGCTAAGAATCCTGGACCAGACATGGATGGCATGATGGATCACCCATCAAGAAAACTAAATGCTGATTCAGTCGGTCGTTCTAATTTAGAGAAGCACGTTTGGAAACCTTTAGGTATTGGTGGTAAGTCGCCAACTGAACGTGGTAAAATTCTAGACCAAGCCAGAGCAGCGCATGCATCAACTGGTGGTGCAGAGGGCAAGAGTCCAATGGAGTTGAAAGCCAATGAAGGTGCTAAGAAAGCCATTCGTGCTCAAAACGATGAACTTCATGATCACCTAAAACATCTAACTACTCTTCCAAAGAACGAAGGGCATAAGATGATTGGTAAGATGTTAGTCAAGCATCTATTCGCTGATACTGATATGCCAAACTCAAAGGTTAAAGTATCTGGCGAGGAAAAGGGTAAAATTAAATCAGTGGTTGAACCAAACAGTGAACATCCATTGAAGAAGATTTTACAAGATCCAAAGACTAAGTTTGATGTTCGCAAGAATGAAGGTGGTGGTGCAATTCACGTTGGCTACACCCATCCAAAAACTGGAGAGTTCGTTCACGTTGGTACATATGCTGCAAAACCAAAGAGCAATGCATCTAAGGTAGGCAACATGGGCTGGAACATCAAAGTTGCAAAGATGCACTAAAAATAATTTAAAAAAACTTTACTTTTAATCAAAACTAGAGTAGAATTCGTATAAATAGGTAAATGACCTTACAAGTTGTAGGGTTATTTACTTTACTTTAAATCAAAACTGAGGTATAATTCCTTCTATGAAATCGATATTGTGTTTATCCGCTAAAAGTTATCAGATGCCTAGAGCAGCTGAGTGGAATAACACACGCCCAGTTCATGGTCTATCATTTATTGACACTGGGGGTTTTGGCAAGTAAAGTTAAAATGTAACTTGAGTTTACTTACCAAAACCCCGAAGATGAAAATCTCGGGGTTTTTTGTTTTTGTCTTGTAAATTTTTACTTGACTTTAATTCGAAGATGTAGTAAGATACGTCCTCACTTGATCTTTAACAATTCGGGACTTTGTATTAAATGGTCAGCGATGAAAGTTCGCTGGAGTTGCTGACCATCTGTTCCTCCATGGTGTAATGGTAACACAACGGGCTTTGAACTCGTTATCTTTGGTTCGATTCCAAATGGGGGTGCCAAACAAAATTGTATTTACTTTAATTCAGAAGTAAGTATAATTCTGTTTGTCAACAAGGAGAAAGTAATGAAACGAAAACCGATCGCTGCTCCAAGACGTATGTTTTTGGTTGCGGCAAAATTTAAAAGTGGTGCTGGCGTACACCGTAAGTCTAACAAGGCACTGCGTCGTTTAGAAAAATCGAGGGGGTATAACTTAATGGTAAAGTAGCTGGCTTTTAACCAGTTAATCAGAGTTCAATTCTCTGTGCCCCTACCAATAGAATTCTTTGGGGTGTCCATAGTGTAGTGGTCTGCACAGGATGCTGTGAACGTCTTAGTATGAGTTCGATCCTCATTGGACACCCCAAAGAATTTTATGCTGCTTTAGCTGATGTGGTCATAGCAACGGTCTGAAGAACCGATGAACGTGGTTCGATCCCACGAGGCAGCACCAAATTTCCTTTCGTAGCTCAAAGGTAGAGCAATCGGCTGATAACCGATAGACACAGGATCGTTCCCTGTCGAAAGGACCAAAATAATATCTCAGTGGTGTAATGGCAGCATGTCGGTCTCCAAAACCGTTGGTCGGGGTTCAAGTCCCTGCTGGGATGCCAAATAATGGAAGGTAATGCAGGTGCGTTGGTGCGCCGACCAGCCTTGAAAACTGGGTTCTCAGAAATGGGATGGGGTTCGACTCCTCTGCCTTCCGCCAATATAATGGATATGTAGCATAATGGTAGTGCACCTCCTTCATACGGAGCAAAGTGGTAGTTCGACTCTACTCATATCCACCAAGATTTAACTCGGTGTAGTTTAGTGGTAAAATTCGTGGTTTGGGACCATGTGTCGGAAGTTCGATTCTTCCCACCGAGACCAATTTGGGCTGTTAGTGATAATGGGAGCACGCTGGCTTTGCACGTCAGAGGTAAGAGTTCGATTCTCTTACGGTCCACCAAATTTGCGTTGTAAACTTTGATGATGAAGTCCTGCCTCTTAAGCAGAGAGAAGATAGTTTGAATCTATCACGACGCACCAGTTATGCGGGTAAAGTGTTTACGGTTACACGTCAGTCTTCCAAACTGAAATAGACGAGTTCGAATCTCGCTTCCCGCTCCAGTTATGCCCTATTAGTATAATGGTATTACACCTGTTTTGTAATCAGGTTACGGCAGTTCGATTCTGTCATGGGGCACCAAATTATTGTGCATGAGCAAGCAAGGTGTATGCGCTCCGCTGTTAACGGAGAATGAGTTGGGTTCGATTCCTAAATGCACAGCCAGTTTTAGGTTAGTTACAGCAAAAATAAAGCACGTCGATGGTCGACAATTTCACTGTAAATGAAACTATGTGGGTTCAATTCCCACTGCAAAACCAACTAACCTGTTGTATATGTTCCATTAGACTTCTGGTGAGGTCATCAGGCTTTCAACCTGAGCAGAGGGGATCGTAACCCCTATGGAACTCCAGTTTTAGGATTCTTTCAGCAATATACCAAACTTTTATTGATAAAAAGCAAAAGCGAATCCTGTTGTTTAATACCCTCTTAGTAAAATGAATATTACACAACGCTACGAACGTTGAAGTGGTGGTTTGATTCCATCAGAGGGTGCCAGTTTTAGGATACATACAGCAAACATTATTCGACTTAAAATCGAGTGGTCGTTGGTTCGAGTCCAACATTACGCATCGCGTGATTAGCTCAATGGTAGAGCACTAGAAAATGTATCCTGTTGTTTTTAGAGAGTGGGCAGGACGGTAATGCAGCAGTTTGCTAAACTGTAGATCGGCAACGGTCAATGGGTTCGACTCCCATACTCTCTGCCAGATGTTGGGCTGGTAGCTTAATGGTAAAGCAGTCGACTCATAATCGATTGAGTGGGAGTTCAATTCTCTCTCAGCCCACCAATGCCTCGATGGACAAATTGGTAAAGTCGACTCTCTCAAAAGGAGTAGTTCTGTGAGTTCGAATCTCACTCGAGGTACCAAATAATGTAGGTGGAGCCAGTTGGACGGGCACTGGATTGCAAACCCATGGAAGCAGGTTCGATTCCTGTCACCTACTCCAAAATATCGCTTGACTTTCAAAGAAAGTTCAGGTATAATTAATGTTCTGCGGATGTGATGGAATTGGTATACATATCGGACTTAAAATCCGAGTTCTGAGGGTTCGAGCCCCTCCCTCCGCACCAATTGCCCCGATCGTTCAATGGATAGGACAGCATTCTTCTAAAGTGCGAATGAGGGTTCGATTCCTTCTCGGGGTGCCAAATTTTACTTTACTTTAATTCAGAATTAGGGTATAATTAGTGTATGTCGAAAGTCCTCTATGAGTCTTGTGTCGATTCGCAAGCGTGAGGCAGAATTGGGGAGCTACCAGTTACGTCTGGATTCCCCATTAGAGGGATATCGTTGGGAGAACGATATTGTAGAGATGCGATGGATGGGGCTTCCTCTACAACTTTGCTCGGTTCGTCTATCGGTTAGGACACTGCCCTTTCACGGCAGGAAGGAGGGGTTCGATTCCCCCACCGAGTACCAGATTTAATTGCATTGGGTTACCAATTCCAGTAGGGATTGTGTTAAGTCTACATGTGTACGACGGTGCACGCTTAACATAATTCATGAAGCCATCCGACGGTGCTGGAGTGAGTTGGTGTGTAATGTGGATGATGACCAATCGTAGGACGACTACGTGGTTAACTGTCGGTGACAGGTGTTGTCAAACATCCTAGTGTAATTAAATGTGGTATTAGTTTAGTGTTATGTGGAAGATTCCAGTGCACGCTGGATAGTGAATCTGCTCTGTGTGGAGAATTCGAATTACCTACACATCAGTTGAGTTGAGGAAGAATGCCCTACCTGCGCATGGGGAATAAGCCGAAGCGTTAAAATCAAACTCTGATACGGTGAAGGTCAGACATAACATATAACACTAAACTAATATCATGGAGCAATTGATGCTATGGCGTGTGCATCGGCGGACTGTAAATCCGTCCCCTCGTGGTAAACATTCTTGGTTCGACTCCAAGTTGCTCCACCAAACAAGTCCGTAAGGAAGTATGACAAGTTTTCGGTTATCTTGTCTTGTAGAAAACCGTAAGAATTTGGTCTTAAAGTGTTCATGGACGCACGTCTGCCTGTCACGCAGAAAGAGTGGGGATCGTTACCCCCTAAGACCGCCAAATATATAATTGTTTGCCTCGTTAATTTAATGGTAGAATGCCCTCCTTACAAGTGGGACACGGCAGTTCGATTCTGTCACGAGGTACCAAGTTTTTAGGTTAGGTTCAGCAACCAAAATGCATTCAACTTGTAATTGAAAAAGCAAAAACTAACCTGTAATTTTAGGAGATATTATGAAAGTCTGGATCGGTGGTTATCGTAATTGGTTTGGTCCATATCAACTTGCTGAAGTTCTTTGCTTTTGGGCGAAGAAAGAGAAAGATGAATATGGGTTCGAACGTAATGCAGATTGGGTTCATAACTTTGGCGAATGGCTTGCTCATGGTAGCATTGAACCTGAACCAGCAGTTGGTGTAACCTATAAGTGGGATCGAGAACGACACAATACTTGGTTGTACAAATTTCTGTTGTGGGTTGATAAACTGAAGAACAAAGTTCCTCGCAAGTATATCAAGATAGATCGTTACGACACATGGAGTATGGATCATACTCTTGCAGATATTATTCTGCCGATGTTGAAACAGTTACAAGCAACTAAACATGGTTCACAAATAGTTGACCTTGAAGATGTACCTGAACATCTACGTGGTACTGGTCACGAAACTTACGAAGATCAAAAAACATTTGACTTTTATCATGAAACCGACGATAATAAAGATATTAACTATGAGGCATTACATGCTCGTTGGGATTGGGTTCTTAATGAAATGATTTTTGCATTCGAACATCTTGTAGATGATTCTTGGGAAGATAAGTTCCGCTCAGGTGAACATGACCTTCAATGGACAAAACTTGAGAATGGAATGAGTCAAATGACACATGGTCCGAATGATACATACAAATGTGACTATGATGCAATTCAAGAAGTTCACAAGAGAATGGATAATGGTTTCCGTTTGTTTGGAAAATACTATCGAGGACTTTGGGATTAATAAATACTTTACTTTCAAAAGATTTTGTAGTATAATAATGTTTGAGATTGGGATGATTACAGCAACTTCTTAATAACGCTACTAAGGAGTGCCACTATCGGAGGAAACATCGTAAGGTGTCTAATTACGTGGCTGGGGAATGAACCTGAAACAAAATAATGACGCTGGAAAGACAGCAAGATAGTGGTAGCCCACTTGATTTCCGCTGGGTATCGAAAGAGCGTGGTTTTAAGCAAACCAAATAACGTCCCGTCATCCCGTTGTTTTTTAGTAGGATAGTTTCAGCAAACATCTAGCGGTTAATACCCGCATCCGATGGTCGGGTTCGCCTGACGAACTGCGTTTCGAGTTTGGCAGTCTAATACCAAAGTAGAAAGCTATCCTGTTGTTTGATTTAGGCTTCTGTTGCCTGTTATTGGAGATGTTAATATGAACACTTTTGTTTCTGCCGTTCAAAATCAATCTGCACGCACTGAAAACGGCATGCGTGCTCGTAAGTCTACTGCAAATGCTTGCGTAGATTTGTTTTTCAAAATCGGAGCCTCACGTGGTAAGGATATTACCAAGGACTTCGTTGCTGCTTATGTCGAAAATAAGGACATCGCTTTGCGTATTGCTCAGTGGGTTCGTGACGTTCGTGGTGGCGCAGGTGAACGTGAAATCTTCCGTCAAATTCTGGCTTATCTCGACAAGCATGATCAAGATGCAGCTGCAAAGTTGCTAATGAAAGTGCCAGAGATTGGTCGTTGGGACGACATCTTTGTGGTGAAGTCCCCAGCACTGAAGCACCAAGCATTTTCTATGTTGGGTGACGCACTTCGTGCAAAGAATGGATTGGCAGCAAAGTGGACTCCACGTAAGGGTGAGTTGGCTGTTGAAATCCGTAACTTCTTTGGCATGTCTCCAAAGTTTTATCGTAAGTCCTTGGTTGAAATGACTAAGGTTGTTGAACAAGATATGTGCGCTAAGAAGTGGGATGAGATTAACTTCTCCCATGTACCTTCATTGGCTCACTCTCGTTACAAGAAGGCATTCTTCCGTAACACTCAAGAGTATGCCAAGTATGTGGCTGAATTGGTGAAGGATCCTAAGGATCGCACTGTTCAAGTCAAGATCAACGCAGGTGCGGTATTCCCATACGATGTGTTGAAGGGTGTTATCGGTTCTTACAAAAAGAACTACAACGAAACTGAACTAGGTGCATTGCAAGCCCAATGGGATGCAATGGAAAACTTTATCGGTGATGCAAACGTATTGCCTTTGGTTGACGTATCTGGTTCTATGACTTGCAAGGCAGGTGGATATGGCTCTAAGAGCGAAACTACTTGCTTGGATGTAGCAGTTTCTCTAGGTCTGTACTGCGCAGACAAGAACACTGGTAAGTTCAAGGATACATTCCTAACTTTCAGTGGTTCTCCAGAACTGTTGCATTTGAAGGGTAACATCGTACAGAAGGTACAACAAATGGTATCTTCTAATTGGGCAATGAACACTGACTTGGTGAAGGCGATGAACAAGATTCTGAAGACTGCCAAGGAAGGTAACGTTCCTCAAGAAGAAATGCCAGAAATGCTTCTAATCATGTCTGACATGCAATTTGATCAATGTGCTCGTTTCGACGACTCCGCAATGAAGATGATTGCTCGTAAGTTTGAAGAAGCAGGATACGAACTACCAAAGATCGTGTTCTGGAACTTGAATGCTAAGGACAATGTCCCAGCTAAGTTTGATGCCTCTGGTGTCGCACTTATCTCTGGTTTCAGCCCACAAATCATGGCAGCAGTTCTTGGTGGTGATACTGAAAAGTTCACTCCAGAAGCTATCATGTTGAAGGCTTTGATGGTTCCACGTTACGACCTGTAACAGACCCCGCATTGATTGGTGTGCGTAATCACCAGTCACTATAATGAAATGTTGTTTAAGGTGGCATGTAAAGGTTTAACAAGACTTTGATGGCTGGAATTCCCGACCTACGAACTGTAGGACATTTCATTATAGTGACTAAATATAAAGTGTAGTTGCTTAGGAACATAATAATTATGTCAGATAAAATAGCAAGAATCGGTGATAGAACTCATGGAACTTGTAATGCACACAATGGTTCAATAACTGTTGATGGAACAATTATAACTGGATCTGAAAAAACGATAGTTGAAGGAAGTCCAGTTGCAAGATTAGGAGATACAGTGTTAGCTGATTGTGGACACACGTCATATATAATAACAGCAGCGCAAAAAACTTCTAACGGACAAGGAATTGCAGCAATTGGTGATAGTGTTGGTAATGGACCATATACTGCCACAATTACAACTGGTGCAGAAAAGAGTTATGTAGGATAAAGCGGGAAGGTCAAGCGACCCGAATGGTCTCATAAGCCATGTCGAGGGTGGAGCGTTACCACCTCCCGCAACCATTTTGGAGTATCAATGAGTAGTATCGAACAAGCAGCATCATTCATGACGGTGTCAATTTTATTTTCAGTTGGCATCCTCGCTTTAGTTGTAGGTGCATGTGCTATAAATTATTTGATTAGTCGGTTTTGGAAACCTGTAAGAGTTTTTACTGAAGATAGTTTTTGGATATTTGGTAAACAACACCATGACACATGGATTGAAAACCACCCAGAAGTTCTGGCAGCAAAACAAAAGGAATTGGATAAATCGAAAGAACCTAAAATGTAATATAAAATATGCTTAACATTATTAATGACCCTTCTTCTGAATTGCTTTCTTATGTGAAAGATGATCCAGTCCGACCTGAAATTCCTGTTGAGTTTCGTGTTACTAAAAATAAATTTATTGGCGCACTGGTTGAAGATAAACCATTAGCAATGATTTGCGTAGCGTTACTTGATTATGTGCCAACCACTGTTGATGAATTGGTTGAAGAAACTGGCGAGAAAGTAGCAGTATTCTATACTGTATGGAGTTATGCTCCTGGATCTGCTGCTAAATTAGTATTTGATGTAGTTGATTATATCAAAGAACAATATCCTACAGTTACAAGGTTTGTTACTCTTAGTCCAAAGACTGAGATGGCAAGAAAGTTCCATCATAAGAATGGAGCGTTTACATTAAGTGATAATGAGTCATCTGTGAACTATGAGTATTATGTTTAATGCCCCGATGACGGAATTGGTATACGTGTTGGTCTTAGAAGCCAAATTTTGAGAGTTCGAGTCTCTCTTGGGGCACCAATCTTTTATGGAGATATAATTAATGCGAAAGCAAAAGAAGCAAAAACATTTCGGCATGACAGTGATTGTTGAAGATGGTAAATTTGAAAAGGCAATGCGTCTATTCAAAAAGAAAGTAGATGATTCAGGTCTATTGAAAGAAGTACGTGATCGTATGGAATATGTTAAACCCACTACGAAACGTAAGATGGCTCGAAACGCAGCACGCAAGCGTTGGTTGAAATATATCGAGCAATCAAAACTCCCAGAAAAGAATTATTAAAAACTATTCCCTGATAGCTCAGTCGGTAGAGCGACGGACTGTTAATCCGCAGGTCGGTGGTTCGAGCCCACCTCGGGGAGCCAAACAATTGAGGATATTATGACACCTTTAGGTACAAAAGTTTATATTGGCGAAGTAAAAGTAGAAAAGAAAACAGCATCAGGTATTATCCTTGAAGGTGCTACTTCTATTCGTGAAACTAAATTCGCAGAAGTGTTAGCAGTCGGTTACGATGTTAAGAAAGTTCGTGTTGGTAATCGTATCGTTCTAGATTGGAGTAAATGTTTCCCAGTCAAAGTTAATGATGTTGAACGTGCTATTATTGATGAAGAAC